CTGCCATGACCACCCCGCCGGCAATAAATAATTCCATAATACCTCTTCTGCGACATGTAAAAGCCAATGATATCAATGACTTGCGCAATCGTAACGGTTTCATTTCCTATCCTGGCGCATTACAATTGTAACGGATGATAAGGGGGAGGGGAGGGGGGGCTTCGTCTCAAAAATGAAACGGCAGGGGCTATGTCAAAAGACCGCCCAGCACCGACCGGGCACCCCCATTCGGGGGCGTTCGAAAATTTGCTGGCCAAACCCCCATACATTCCAGCCAAAAAACCACGCAGCCTTTTAAACGGCCATAGAGCGGCTTCACCACCCCGTCCGGTCCTACCTAACACGCCGCACCCCACACCCACCCACACGGTCAAAAAAACCGGCCTAGCGTTGATGTTATGGCTATACCCCCCCCTTCGCATACACACCCAGCCCGACCAGCGCATACGAAAAGACCCACCCCGGTCTCCCGGAATGGGTCGAATCGTGCCTCCCAATGGGTTGGATTGGTAAAATGGGTTACCCCTTACGAGTTACCCTGAAATGGCAGAAATGAAATGACACTTAGAGTATAGCTACTGGCAGAGACCCCTCGCACCCATCCAACCCATTTTGGACCCCTTTTTGGGGGAATAATTCATGGTTTCTTAAAAACGCTCCAACGCACGACGCCACCGGACGCCATGCCCATTTTACGAACCATAAAGCCACCTACGATGCGGCCTTCCTTGCTGCGAAGGTAAGACGCCAACTTCCTGCTATCCCCCTGTTGTCGGCTCTCACTGACGCGCAGCACAATCTCCCGCATTAAGGGATACTTAAACTGCCCAGGCTCCCCCGGCTCATCCGAAAACAGCCGTTGGCCCACGAGGTCGATCAACTCTGCCGTGGTGAACGACATGACAACATCGAACTCAGCCTTCCACGCTTCGATCAATTCGCTCAATTCGCTCAATTCGGGGTCGTCTTCCCGTGCCTGCTCCATCGAATCGCACGGGTCCGGGCAGCCGAGCCACACCAAGGCCGAACGGACAAAGTTGGACCAATCTTGGAAAGACGCCAGCCGGAGATCACGCGCCCCCGGAAAGCCAGCTTTCGCATGGGCAAGCACGATTGTGAGGCATGCAGCCACATACTCTGCCCGATTGTTTAAGACCTGCTCGACAGGATCAAAGTCAAACTCGCGCAGTTCCGGGCGTTCTAGGCCGGCGTCTAGGTTGGAGAGAATCGCCCGCCGTGTCATATCGCCGCGCACACGCATTGCGTTGCCGGTGGCAAATATGGTGGCGCGTGATTCGATTTCGATGATCTCGGACGTGCCCAGCGGCCTGATCTGGACAATGGGACGTTCGATGGCTTGGCAGAGAAGGTCACCGCCCAATTCGCCGTTCACGTTGTCCAGGCAGATAATGGGGTGAGCGGCGATGAGCAGGCCACCCAGCCGCTTTTCAGTTTCTTCTTCGGTCTTGGCCACCGTCGCCACCGGACACGGACGGCCCGTGGCGATGGCGCTGGCCACGTCGGCTAGATAAGTCTTCCCGGTGCCGGCTGTGCTGGCGCGGAAAGCATGCATGGGCGCAACCGAGACTGCCCCACGAATGACCGGCGTGATGACGGCGGAAATGGCCACCGCCTCGTCGGTCGGGGTGACGAAGGGAAAGTTCTTCAGCAGCCGTTGCAGTTTCTTCAACGCCGCAACGGCATCGTCCTTCCTTAGTTCCTCTGGTATGTGGGCCATCACATCCAGCTTGGCGTCGGCGGCGTGAAACAGCCGTGTGGCCGCGTCGTAGCCATCCGCCGTCAGCAAACTGCCGTCCGGCCTGAGTGTGGGTGTTGTGATGACGCCGGCAACCCGTGGAAACTTCCACAGCCCATTGCGTGACAAAATAGTAACCGAAACGGCGGATGGTGGGTCAATGCGCACCCAATCCGCACTGCGCTTGTCGAACCGCTCCCACTCTGCCGCCTGACAAAGCCGGTCGGTCAGTGCGGCCGCGCCGATCTGTGACAGCCCCGCAGCTAATGTGGTTCGGCCACGGGATGCCGGCACTTCCGTCAGGATCGGACGAACGATGGACTGCCCGCGCTGGTAAATGGGCATACCCGAGTCAACCAACGCCTGCTCGCCCTTGGTGGCCACCTTATCGAGTTGGCCGGCGATCACCTTAATGGTGACCGCCTTGTCCGTTGGGGTTTTCGATGGCTTTGGCCTCTTGTCGGCCACGCCCAGTTTTGGTGAGTTGGTAACCCCGAGGCTTTCCCAATATCCATCAGGGTCGGCGGGTGGATCGAGGTTAAGGCTCATAGTGAGTTCAGCGCCCAGTCAACATTCAGCATTTTATCAACCAAGAACGCCGGCCAGTCCAAATCGCTGACAAAAAAGCAAACGATGGGCAGATCAGAAATCTGCAACTGAAAGTAATAGTGACCTGGGTTATATTCGTCCTTTGGGTTTTGGTAAATCCAAAGGTGGTTAAGACAATCATTGGGAGAAGTGGCTACGCTTTCTGCCGCAAGTTCATATCCAGCCTTCGCAAGAGCCTCATCTTCAGCCGCCCTGCTATTAAGCGGTTTGATGATGCTCGCCGTCAAAATGTCCTGCATGCGTTTGGGTATGTTCCGGTTCGCCCACCCCTTGCCAGCAACCCACCACATTGCTCGGTTGTTTTTCAAATCAAAGCCAACGCCAACCATACTATCGTAAACAAGATCAGCCATGTCGTCCTCCTTGGTTGAGACGGACGCACATTACCAAAATGGGGCGAATGGGGCAAATAGATTATTTTGAACTTGCGGCCCAAAAGTGTCAGACCGGGTGAACGGATACGGTCAGTTTTGAACGACCTGGGACACCATGGGACACGCTAGACCACGCTAGACGGTCAGCTATTAACCCGCTGCAACCCTGTCAAGCAATTCATGCAGAGTGGCATGCCAATCTCTGTCCGCCGCCGTCGTAGGTTTGCGCGTCGGGACAGGCACTTCCTTGGGGAGCCAAACTTTAAGGCCGAGCGCACCGGCCTGTTCAATTAACGCAGGATCGACGCCGGGAAACGCCACCACGCCGTCTGCCATCTGCATTTTGGCTTTGGCCATGTGCAGCGTCGCGGTATCGCAGGCCCAATCGTAGCCAAATTCTTCCGCGCCGCCCCTGGCCAATGACAGCACACAGGTGATCTCGCGCTTCTTGTTTGCCGCGTCCAGGCAGAACAGCACGAAGTCACGATTGCGGTAGCTGGGGGCCACCAAGACCATAAGGTTCATTTTGTCACCTTGGGCACGTTCAGCTTATAGCCAGCGCGCAATATCAACGCGAGTTTTGTTTTTTCGTCCTGCTGCTTTTGCTTGAGGCCGGACTGAACAAAGTCGTCCCATTGCTCCCCGGCCCAAACCGCTTCCTCAAGTTGCTTGGCGATTTTGTCCATCACGCGCTCAAGCTGCGTCGCGTCGCCCTTCCATACGTTTTTTTTGTAGGCTCGTTCTAGGATGAACAAAGCCTGCTCAAACGTAATGCGGCCCGCGACTATCATCCCGCTAAAGATGTAAGTTGCGCGCTTGATCCCTTGCGGGGTGGTGAAATCTATAATTGCCATAAGCCTATACTGGCAAGTCCGCCGTTGACAGTCAAGCGACGGCGGGCTACATTTGCAAAATATAACAACGGAGTTGCTTACCCAGTGGCTCGCCCTGAATCCTCATACAGTAAAGCTGTTGCTGACAAAATCCTCGACCGAATGGAAAAGGGCGAATACGTCACTGCCATTTGTAAGGAAAAAAACATGCCGGGGTTTCGCACCCTTGGCGATTGGCGAGCGCGTCACCCTGAATTTGCTGCCGCTTATGCTGAGGCTCGAAAGGCTCAGGCGCTATCCCATGCCGAGCGCGGCCTTCGCATTGCGATGAATGAAGACCCAGCTTTCAAAAACCATGACGCCCACAGTCGGCGTTTGGCCTTTAACGCCCTTCAGTGGTCGGCTTCCAAGCTTGATCCGAAGAACTGGGGTGACCGGACAATTGTGTCCGGCGACGAGGACGCCCCGTTGCTTGTCGAAACGCAGCGCCGTCAGCAGTTGGAATCGCTTTCCTATGAAGAACGAAAAGCGATAGAGAAAATCCTCCTGGCCGCAGCGCAACGCAAGGAGCGGCAGGAAATTGAAGGAGACGTTGACGATGAGTGACGTGCCGCAAATTTCCATTCCGGTTTCTGCCGTGGGTGATGCCTTGCCGCCCGACGTGCCTGCCGTCGAAATGCCGACTTTCACGGACGTGGAAGCGCCGGTCGAACCGGATTACGGTCAGCGGGAGCGCGACGTGATTGCTTACCTCAAGGCGTGGGTCAAGCGCCTGATTGCGACTGGCCTGGAATGACCAAACGCCCAGTCACCATTGTTGATGAGCAACAGCCCGTTCGGCCAGTTGCTGGCAAAGCGCCGGTAGCCGCCACCATGAACGTGCAAACGGCTAATGCGTTGGTGACTGGTGCGCCTTTGGAAGAATCGCAATTGCGACTCGCCATGGCGCACTTTACCGCGCTGGAAAAGTTATTGTCGCTCTCCGGGCCGCGTTTTAGCAACGCTCGGTCGGAAGCGGCCAACATGCACAACGTTGCCGTTCGCCGCATTAAAGAAAATCTAATGGAGAAACGGCAGCGCGAACAGCGCCATGCCGACGCTATGGCCGGGCTTGTTGAAATCTCGGTGACCTAATGGCCATCGAACCTTTTAACATTATTAACTTCAAAGACATGGCTTATCTTCGGCGCTTAAACGCCGAGGATCGGCTGATTGATTTTATCGAATTGCTTTGGCACACCGCCGAACCGGCGCGCGAATTTGTGCGTGGCTGGGCAATCGAAGCAGTTTGTTTGGATGGGGACTCAACGCTTTTAACAAATTACGGGCCAATGGCCATTCGTGATATTGTAGATGGTCGTTTGAACGTAGAAATTCTTAGTTTTAATCACGCTTCGGGGAAGGCGGAATTTCGTAAAATAAAAAACTGGATGAGATCATCTGGAAGGAGTATGCTTGAAATTCGGTTGGTCTCTGATCGGCGCATTGTCTGCACACACGACCATCCGGTTTACGTAGAAGGTCGCGGGTATGTCAGGGCAGACTCTGTTGATGCAGGAAGCGAATTGCTCTGTTTGCCGGGTGTGCTTGACGGAATTTCCGGCGAAAAACAAACGCAAACTATATTGCTCGACAGAGTGCAAAAAGAAAGCCGTCCCAGTAGGGGCGAAAATGATTGCGTGCTCGGTGTGCAAAAAAAACTTTTTTCGCTCACCTTCTCAGGTGCGTGGAGAAACGTGCAGCATGCGATGTTTCGGGGAAAAGAAAAAGAAACCAGAAACGCGGATATGCCCAAAGTGCGGCGGGGCGAAGTCGTGGGGCGGAAAATTATGCCGCGCTTGCGAATCGGCAGGCCGTCGCTTAATGCCCGACGTTTGTTGTCAACAATGCGGGAGCGATGTGAAAATTGGTCCCGCTCAATGGGATCAATCGGTTCGGCGGTTTGGAGCATTTTGCGGGAAAAAGTGCTTTGGTTTGTATATTCGCGGCTCTCGTCATGTTTTTTATACGGGACACCCACAGAAGTATTCGGCGGATTTCCGGGCAGCGCGACTGGTGGTGCTGAAGCGAGACGGAGGGAAGTGCTTTCTGTGTTGGGCGGATGGGATTATGGATGTGCATCACGTAGACGGGAACAAGCGAAACAACGAACTATGGAATTTGGTCAGCTTGTGCCGGGCTTGCCACAACAAACAACACAAACTTCCGGGCGGGGGGATGAGCGTTTTGATTGCGTCTCAGATTTTGTCGCAGAAATTGTGCGCGGCATTCGGATACCAGAACACGTCTACAACGTAGAGGTTGAAGGTAATAACAATTATTTTGCAAATGAAATTTTGCTGCATAACTGCGAGCATTTGGAAGCGGTCACAGGCGGGGACATTAAGCGGCTTATCATTAACGTGCCGCCCGGTTTTTTGAAGTCTATGGCCACTTGCGTGTTTTGGCCGGCGTGGGAATGGGGTCCGTGCGAAATGCCCTATAACCGCTATATCTGCACGTCCTATTCCAGTTCGCTTACTGAGCGCGATAATTTGCGCACCCTTCAGGTCGTCCATTCGCCTTTGTTTAAGGAGCATTGGGGCGACCGATTCAAAGCCAATGAGTCGATGGTCAAGATTATGACCGACAAGACCGGCTGGAAATTAGCAACGTCAGTCGGCGGCGTGGGCACGGGTGAACGTGGCGACCGCGTTATCGTGGACGACCCAAACAGCGTTCGGCAAGCTGAGTCAAAAATCATCCGTGAGTCAACGAACTCATGGATGAAGGAAGTGATGCCGACACGTCTTAACGATCCGCGTTCGTCGGCCATTGTGCTGATCCAGCAGCGCACACACGAAGAAGACGTGACGGGCTTTTTGCTGTCCGAAGGCGGCGACTACGAGCATTTGATGATCCCGATGGAATGGGATGGCCGGCGTTACACCACCTCAATTGGCTGGACCGATCCGCGCACCGTTGAAGACATTTCTCCCGATGAGCCAAAAGAGTATTGGAACGTCAAAGGCGAATTAGCTTTTCCTGAACGCTTCCCGCTTGAAGTGGTCGAGCGCGATAAGAAAATTATGGGTTCGTTCGCCACGGCGGCGCAGTTTCAGCAAATGCCGGTTCCGCGCGGCGGTGGCATTATTAAAATGGATTGGTGGCAACGTTGGGGTGCCGACGATCCAAAGGGATTAAAATTCCCGCCGTTTGACACCGTGGTTGCATTCTATGACGGCGCTTACACCGTCAAAGAACAAAACGACCCATCCGCCATGGCTGTTCTCGGCACGTTTATGGACAATTACCCCAACCCGGACCCGCTTTGGTCTGGCCGGCTAACGGGAACGCCGAAGGTGATGCTGGCTCAATGCTGGGCATCGCGCTTGGCGCTGACCGATGCTGTGGCCAAAATTGACGAGACATGCCGCAAATACAAAGTCTCGATTTTGCTGGTGGAAAATAAAGCCAACGGCCATTCGGTCTATCAGGAATTGCACCGGCTGTTCCGGGATAAACCATACAGCGTCATCCTTTCCGACCCCGGTTCACGCGACAAAGTGGCCCGCGCTATGTCTGTGGCCCCGTTGTTTGAAAACGAGATGATTTATGCGCCCAACACCGAATGGGCCATTGCCGCTCAAAACGAATGCGCCACTTTCCCCAAGGGGGCGCATGATGACCGGGTGGATGCCATCGTGGGCGCTTTGCTGTGGATGCGGGAAAACAACCTGCTGAAACGCGAGGGGGAATTTATCTCCGAAGAACGCCAATTGGATTACGACGAAGAAGAAGGGCGGCAGACGCCGTTGTATTGGACATGATTAACTGGCGCAGAATGCTGATGGATACCACCGCCGCAAGCGGAACGCTGTGGAAGTTCCCGATTGGTTTGGGTTGCATCAAGATGGACAACAACCGCATCGTGGTGGTCGATGGCTCGTTTAGTGATGACTTGTTTAATTTAGTCGAATTTAATTCCTGACTAATTTAAGGAAAGTTTCCTTACCTTATGACTCGGCCAAAAACTTATCGACGCCGGCTACTGGACGCGGAATGGGAATTTCGCCCGCTTCCGGCTGAGTGGTGGCGTGAAGTTAAGAAGAAAGCCGAGGCGCGTATGGCTCGCCAAGACCAAATGATCCTTGATGGATGCGGCTTGGCGGGCCGCACAACCTTGGACATGACCCGCGCTGGACCGCTGAAAACGGATGAATGGGTAGCAGCACCATCAATGCGTGGTATAGGACGGAGGATCGGTAAGTTATCCGCCGCTGAACTTGAGGCCGAGGAATTTAAAAGATGGTAGTTGTCGCAATCCGCACACCGGATCAAATTGAAACGGGCTACACCCCGGACGGGCGTGAAGGTCGGGTTGATCCTGACTCTGGTGGTTTGTGGGTTACGAATGACGACGGCTCTATGAGCCTTTTGGCCGAAGAAGAATGGAATCCGGCCAAGGCCGTTGGCGAAAATGGCCACTACGATAACCTTGTGGACATTTTAGACCCCAGCGAAGTCGCCCGTTTGGCCGACGAAGTGTGGCGCGGCGTTACCGCTGACGTGCAATCGCGCGCTGAATACATGGAAATGACCGCGCAATCCATTCGTATGCTGGGTCTGCGCATCGACCCGCCGCGTTCGGATGCTGGTGGCAGCGGCGCACCGTTGGAAGGCATGTCCACCGTCCGCCATCCCCTCCTGTTGGAAGCCTGCTTGGGCTTTCAGTCTGACTTTCGGGGCGAAATGTTGCCTGCCGGCGGTCCATGCAAAGTGAGAAATGACCACACCTCGGCCACCGTATCTGAAACTGTGGCTAAATTCGTGGTTGATACGTTGGTTGCAGGCGGAATGTTGAGCCAGGAAGCGGCTGAAGCGGCTGTTCAAGCCACTCAAGTGCCGCAGGAAGACAATCCCCCGCCCGCTTCGGATTCAGACGACATTGCCGAGGCTTTTGAGGCTGATTTTAATCATTATCTGACGGTCACCGCGACCGAATACATCCCCGACACCGACCGCGCTTCCTTCAACATCGGCCTCACCGGCTGCATCTTTAAGAAAGTGTATAACTGCCCTATCCGTGAGCGGCCCGTAAGCGAGTCAATTTCGCCCAAAGACTTGATTGTGGATGCCGGCGCGACTGACATTGCCAATGCGCCGCGCGTAACGCATCAGATTGAAATGCTTGCGTATGAAATTTTGCAGCTTCAAGAAGCTGGAGTGTATGCGCACTTTGATATTGGCCAAGCGACCATGCGCATTGACCCCATTGCGCAGGCTGAAGCGGAGACGCAAGGCTATGATCGCAATGCGCAGCGGCCCGAAGATCGCCCCCACACTATTTGGGAGTGCTATACTCGCGCCAACATTCGCGGTTTGGATGATTCGGGCAACGGTAAGTTTAAAGTTCCCCGGCCATACAAGATCAGCATCGACCGGGACACGCACAAGGTTTACGAAATCCGCCGCAATTGGGCCGAGGACGACAAAAAGTTCAAGCCGCGCCGCGTGTTTGTGAAATACCCATTCGTTCCAGCCCTTGGCTTTTACGACATTGGGCTAATGCACATTCTTGGCAACACGACGATGGCGTTGACCGCTTCGTGGCGGCTCAATTTGGACGCCATGATGTTTTCCAACTTCCCCGGCTTCTTGTATTCGGACGTTTTGGGCAAGCAGCTTACCAACATTTTCCGCGTTCCGCCCGGTGGCGGCGTTCCAATTCAAACTGGCGGCAAATCTCTGGCCGAAACCGTGCAACCGCTGCCCTACAAGGGGCCGCAGCCGACTGGTTTGGCGTTGGTGCAGGACATTGCGCAAACTGCGGCTAAGGTTGGCAACCGTCCGAACGTGCCGACTGGCGAAGGCCAAAGCAACGTGCCTGTTGGGACAATTTTGGCGTCGATTATTGAGTCCACAAAGCTCGTTGGCGCGGTGTTTAAGCGCCTTCACGCCGCTCAAGCCGAGGAATTTGGACTTTTCAAAGAGCGTTTCCGCGAAGACCCCGAGGCATTCTGGCGTCACAATCTAAAACCCGCACGAAAATGGGCAGAAACCGAGTTTTTGGCCGCATTAAATGACGTGGATATTGTGCCGGCTGCCGATCCCAACACGCCTTCTCACCTGCATCGTGTGATGCAGCGTTTGGCGGTGTTCCAATTCGCACAAGCTGCGCCAACCGTGTTCAAAATCCGCGACACGGCAGAGTGGTTGCTTCGCGGCATCGGCGTTGCCAACCCGGCTGGCTTGTTGAAAACCGAACAGCAGATGCAGCAGGAAGCGCAAGCCGCGCAAGCGTCGGCTGGCCATACTCAAGACCCTGGCTTGGTTGCTGCGGCGCAAACCAAAGCCCAAGCGGCGACCATGACCGCTCAAGCGGCCATGGCCAAAGCGCAAAGTTCCGCAGCTTTGAGTCAAGCTGAAGCCCAAAAAGCAACGGCTGAGTCTCAGAATGTAGGTAATGATATGAAATTGCGGGCGCACGAGGCTATTATGGAAAGCCAAGATCGTGCAGCCGACCGCCATGCCCAGCTTGCTATTGACACAACACGCGAAGAAACGGCCCGGCTACGATTGCAGCATGAGCAAGCCGCTCATCACGATAACCACTCGCTTGCAGCCGCCGGCTTGGCGGGCAAGGCCGACAACAATCCAGCACCGCCGCCGAACGCACAGGAGTAGTCAATGTCTAAGTTTAAGGAAATGCGTGCCGCCTGCACTGCCGCCAAGGGAGGCAAAATTGCTTCCCTGTCCGGCGTCAAAAACTTGGTTGCCAAAGCCGTTCATGAGCATGAAACCCATGAACACAAAGGCAAACATACCAAACTGAAGCTTCGTCATGGCGGCGCTGCCGTTGAAGGTTATGCGCCCAAGCAGCGCGTGGATCGTCGCGCCCGTGGTGGCAAGACCAAACATAAGCCGGGCGTCAGCATCAATGTGATTGTGCCGCCGGGCAACCAGGGCGGCGGCGCTTCGGGCGCTGCGATGCCTCCGCATCCGCCGATTCCGCCTGCTGGCCTTGGTGCTGGCGCTCCCCCGATGCCGGGTGCAATGCCTCCGGGTGGGATGCCTCCGGGCGGGATGCCGATGGGCATGGCGAAACCGCCAATGCCGGGTTCTATGCCGCCGGGTATGCCGCCCGGCCCAGGAATGCCGCCGAAACCGCCCGGCCTGAAACGCGGTGGCATGGTTAAAATGATGGCCGGTGCGTCCTCTGGCGAAGGACGTTTGGAAAAATCCCGCGCCGCCAAGCGCGAACAACACATGGTTGAAGAATGAAAACATCGCTCGATCCGAGCGTGTGGTCACCCAACCGGGAAGTGGGGGCGTCCTATGCGGGACGCTCCCTAACTTACGGGGACCAGCATTTAGTTAAACGCCTTTCCCAATTGCTGCGTGAGCAAGAGGAACGGCTATCTGTGGCGGTGGCCAGTGGGTCACCAACCACCTTGGAAGCCTACCGCGAAATGGTGGGCAAAATTCAAGGACTAAAAATGGCGCGGGAATTTTTGTCCCAAGCCCAGCAAGAGATTAACCAGGGCGGCGAAACAGCCACCAAGCCAGAAAGCGAACTTTATGTCCTCTAGTCTTATTTTGCCGCGCCACATTGGTGAACAGCGCAACCGCGCCATGAAAGACCCCGGCATCGAAGTTGAAGCCCGCGTTGAGGGCAAGATGCAGCAGCCCGACGAGTGGTTTGACGGCGAAAAGGAACGCATCCGCAAGCGCATTGGATGGGCGCTTGATAAGTTTCATATGAAACTAAACCGCATTTTGGTGGCTGTTTTTATTCGTCCGTCTGAATTGCAGTTTGCCGGCGGCGGCAGCCTTATCATGCCCGAGTCCGTGACCAACGAAGACATTTATCAGGGCACCACCGGCCTCATCCTGAAACTCGGCCCGCGTTGCTATGAAGACAGCGACATGATGACGTGGACCGATGAAGACAAAACCAAAGAAGGCGACTGGGTGATGTTCCGACGCGCCGATGGCGGCGGCATTCGCCTGCGCTTGAATGGCGTTGATTGCATCCTGTTTGAAAATGAACGCGGCATCAAGGCGTCCATCCCGCGTCCTGACGTGGTGTATTAAGGAGCAATAACTTATGGATGAAGAAAAGCAGTCCACTGAGTCAACCGACGACCAAAACGACGGCGTTGCGCTTGATTCGGACCAGCACGACCCGTCAGACCCGCAGGTTGCCGTCAAGGAGTTGCGCGAGCAACTTACGACCACCGAATCTCGCTACCAGCAGCAGTTAAATGCTGCTCGTGCCGCGCAAGAACGTGAGCGGATTGCATCCGAAAAGCTGCAAGCCGTTTACCAAGACAAGGCGGCGCTCGAATTTTCGACGGTAAATAATGCGCTTGAAGCGGCGCAGATGCGCGGGGAGCAGCTTCAAAACGAACATACACGCGCGCTTGAAGTCGGGGATTACGCCAAGGCATCGCAGCTTCAAACGGAAATGATGCGCGTTGCCACTCGCATTGAAACGCTTGAAAACGGCAAGTTGCAGCTTGAGCAAAACCGCAACCAGCAGTTGTTGCAGCCTGCTCAGCAAACGCAACAGCGCCAAATGTCGGAAGCCGAGCGCATCGAGGCGGATTTGTCTAGGTTTGACGCCCGAGCGGTTGCTTGGATCAAAAAGCACACTGACGCCTCCGGTATGCCGAAATATTATACCGATCCGCAATTCCAAGCGCGGGTTATCGGCGCGGCGAACCTCGCTTTGGGGAATAACATCCCCGAAAATTCGCCCGAGTATTTTGATTTTGTCGAAAGGACCGCTGGTGTGACCACGCAAAACAACAATCAGTCGTCGGGTCGCTCCGTCCCAACGGCTGCGCCGGCACGTTCGTCCGGCAACATCAATCAAAATCGGTCCAGCAATTCCAATTTCATTCCGGCTGAAGCGACTCGCGTGGCAAAAACCATGGGCGTCGATCCAGTTGCTTATTGGGCTGAAGTCCAACGCATGGATCGCGCCAACGAGTTCAAGCAAGGCAATCCTTACAAGCAAAGGGGCTAAAAAATGGGCCGTCCTCCCCGTTCATCCATGATGAATGTCGCAGACATTGAAAAAGAATTGGCCACCGAACGTCGCGCGGCCGCGCTTCATGCTCCGTTGCTTAACGAGGGCATGCACCGCCGTTTGACCGACGAAGAATTGATGATGCGCGAAACTGAAGCCGATCTTGGCCAGTTTGACGTGCCGCCGGAACTTGTGCCTGACGACATGATGTATCAATGGCACCGAACCGAAGTGTTTGGCCAGCCTGATAAGCAATCTATTGCCAATGCGGAGCGCAATGGCTGGCGTTCTGTTCCTGCAAGTCGTCATCCGGGCTGGAAAACGCCTTCCGGTTACGAGGGGCCGATTGAAGTTGACGGTTTGCGGCTGATGGAACTGCCGGATCCTGAAGGTTACAATCGTCATCGGACGCTTTACCTCAAGGCTCAACAGCAAAAACGCAACGGCCAGGAAATGCTTGGCCGCGCACCCATGGGCACCGGCCCGCGTTCGCATCCCGGCGTTCGTCCGCAAGTCAGCCGCTCCATCGAGCCACTTTCTGTCGAATAGCTGTTGACTCCACCACCCCGATAATGCACATTGTCGGGGTGTGACGACCCAAAGCGGAGTGGTTCCCTCTTTGGTGTGTGGTTGATGTTCCATGTTTCCTCCCTTGTAAACTTATCCCCTGCGCTTCATTGCGCGGGGGATTTTTTTAAAGTTTTTGATGCGGGATAGAGCAGTCTGGTAGCTCGTCTGGCCCATAACCAGAAGGTCAACGGTTCAAATCCGTTTCCCGCTCCCAAAAACTTATTGACATACCCGTAAATTGCCTCCTAAATGCCGACAGCCGCGCGCTGCGGTGTTATTTCGAGGAATGCGTGTCACGCGGACACGTATTATTCCCGCGCCGGGGATCGCGCCTCATCCGAGATTGCCCTTGACCGCGCCGGTCATTCAGCAATCGCAGATGGAGAAGTGCGACTATGGCAAACACGAATGCCCCCTTCGGTTTCATCCCCTATGGTGCTATCCAGGGTATGGCCCCGAACTTTGGCCTCACCCCGCGCAAGATTCTTTACACCAACACCACCCAAATCTTTATGGGCGACCCGGTAACGACGCAGACTTCGGGTTATATTGCTCAGTCCAGCGCGCCGAGCGGCACCACGCAGATCGCGGGCGTTTTTTGGGGCGGCTGCGAATATTACAGCACGTCCGGCAAAATTCCGCGTCAGAACACTTATTGGCCGGGCAGCGATGCCAACGCCGATCCGTTTCCGGCGTTCCTCATCAGCAACCCGAATGCCACCTTCTTGGTGCAGGTTGCCAACTCGAACACGACGGCTGCGGCCAGCAACACCGCGACCCTGGCGAATGTCGGCATGACCGCGAACTTCGCGTTCGGCACCGGCAACGGCACGGCCAGCGTCGGCAACACCAACAGCGGGCGTTCGACGGCTTACCTTGATCTTTATCAGGCCGGCAACACTTCGACTCAGCCGTTCCGCATCCTTCAGCTTGGCAGCGACTTCTTGCCGGCTGGATCGCCGGGTTCCGATCCGACGACTCCATATAACTGGGTCTTGGTCGCCTTCAACAACCAAGAGATGCGCACCACCGCTGGGCACTCGTAAGGAGTTTAATCAATGGCTGTTTCTGTCGCCGCTATTTACGATCTTACGCGCCCTGGCCTGCGTGGGATCGAAGGCAAATATGAGCAGATTCCGACCCAGTGGTCGAAAATCTTCTGGCAAGGCAAATCGAACCTCGGCGTCGAGCGCACGGCGGAAAATCGCTATTTGGCGCTTGCCGAACTGAAGTTTGAAGGCGGCGCTACCGCGATGGATAACAACGCGGGTGAACGGTTCATTTACAACCACGAACATTTCGAGGTTGGTTTGGGCTATGCCATCACCCGCAAAGCCATTGATGACAACCTGTATGAGCAGGAATTTCCGGCCTCCAACCTCGGCCTGCACGAGTCTTTCGCGCAGTTCAAGGAAATCCAGGCTGCGAACGTCCTCAATACCGCGAACGTCTACAACTCGGCCATCGGCGGCGACGGCGTGGCGCTTTGCTCCGCTTCCCATCCTTACGATTACGGCACCTGGGCGAACACGCCGGCTACCGCGCAGCTTTCGCTCAACGAAGCCTCGCTCTTGTCGGCCATCACCCAAATCCGCACCCAATTCCGCGATCAGGCTGGCCTGAAGGCGTTTTGGCGCGGTCGTCGGTTGATCGTGCATCCGCAGAACGAATGGGTGGCAGCGCGCCTTTGGCACACCACCCTGCGTCCGGGCACTGGCGACAATGACGCGAACGCTTTGCGCGCCACCGGCTCCCTGCCGGACGGCTACGAAGTGATGGACTTCTTGACCTCGCCTTACGCGTGGTTCGTCCAGACCAACTATGACGGCTTGCTCTATTTGCAGCGCAAAGAGTTTGAAATGTCGATGTGGGTTGACGACATCACGGACAACCTCTTGGTCAAGGGTTATGAGCGTTATTATGTGGGTTACAAAAACGCTCGTTGCATTTGGGGCACTTTCCCGGTCTCGTAAGCTGGGCCTAATTTAGAAGGAGCGCCAACATGGCGATGACCGGATATACCGGCCCTGTAGTTGCTTACGGCCCCCTAGCCAGTCTTCAGCCCACCGTGGCTGGGGCTGCGCTGGGCGGCGAGCAGCTTCCCGGCCCCTCTGTTTTCTACCATGGCCTTAGCGTTCCCGACCCGCGTTTCCTTCTCGACAAGGAAAAGGCGGGTGGGTTCAAAGGGGTCATCGCTACTCAGTGGGCGTCTGCGCTGTATATGTCGGCTGATGCTGCTCCGGCTGCGCACAGCGCAACCGCGATCACGTCGGCTGCCACGGTAACGAGCGGTACCACGATGACGTTGGCCACGCCGTCTTTTGCGGCGGTGTCCAACATTCCCATCGTGCCGACTGCGGCGACGACAAACTACGTCAATGGTGGCGTTGGCACTTACGTCAACGGCAGCCCGATTGTCACCCCCGGCCTGTGCTTGGATTTCGGCTTTGCCATGGGCACGGTCGTTTCTGGCTCGGCGTTGGTGACCGTGCTGGACGTGACCCAGTTCGTGCCGGGCATGCCGCTGGTGATCGCCGCAACTTCGACCACCACGGTTCCGTGGTTGGCCACCGTTGTCAGCATCAACGCAGCGACGGCCACGACCAACCCGAACACGCTGGTCATGTCTTCGACCGCGCCGTTTAGTGCTGCCTCTTTCAGCGCCCGTATCGGCACTGGCAATATTTGGCAGAGCAACGAAGGCACGTTCGCTGCGCCGACTGCTGCGTTGCCGTATCTTGCTTCCGGCCCGACGCTGCTCCTTGACCCGCGCCAAGGCATTGGCCGTGGCGTGGTCATCACTTGCAACAGCGCATCCGGCACTGGCGGCACGTTTACCGTGCGCGGTTACGACGTTTATGGTCAGGCAATGTCGGAAGCAATTACTATTGCGCCCGCATCCGCGTTGACCAAATACGGCAACAAGGCGTTCAAATACATTACCTCGGTCACTCCGGGGTTCACTGATGCCACTTACACTTATTCGGTTGGCACCAGCGACGTGTTTGGATTTGCGCTTCGTTCGACCGAATGGGAATTGCTGTCGGTTTATTGGGCCGGCGCTACCATGACTTCCTCGACGGGCTGGACCGCTGCGTTGGCGACTTACACCGCTTCCAGCACCACCACTGCTGACGTGCGTGGGACCATCCAAACCTCTGCTTTTGGCGGCGGTTCGGGCATTGGTTCGACGGCTTCCAACGGCAGTTACAATAGCAGCACGGGCGCTTTCACCGGCAACCGGCTGTATATGGGGCAGGATATGGCCATTTCGGACATCATCTTTGCCACGAACGTCAGCGCCGTCACAATGTATGGTAATGCCCAGGCGTAAGGCCCTGCGGTTAGGAGGCTAGAGTTATGAAAGCACATCACGGTCACCACGAAGGCCACCACAGCGCCCATCACCGCGCTCGTGGCGGTTCCTCGCAGGGTCAGGAAGACAAGGAATTGACTGCCGATGAGCGGGAAGCCAAGGGCAAGGACCGCTGGGTCGACAAGGAAGTCGAAAAGGAAGCCGAAGCCGATGGCTATGGCGGTCACAAGCGCGGCGGTCATGTGAAAAAGCACATGGCGAAGCGCAAGCATGGCGGCAAGGTTCATCACCACGCTGCGATGCACGTTGACGGCAAGGCCGCTCATCACCGCATGGACCGTCCGAAGCGCAAGCACGGCGGCGGCGTTGGTGCCGACATGTCCCCCATGACTGCGGCTCACAAGCTGACCGCTCCGCATGGCGAACGCGACCAGACCAAAACCGACAAGCGGGACGACTAACATGAGTTTCGTGGACCTCCGCGCTAAAGCCAAAAAGCATCGCAAATTGGTCGGCGTGGAGGGCCACAAAGCCCATACCCGGCTTGACCGTCGCGCCCGTGGTGGTGCGACGAAAAGCGATTTCAATGCCGCAATTCATGACCAACCGGCCCGTCCGACCATCGACGAACCGGGTGCCATGAATGCCGTTCACGCCCGTAAACGCGGTGGCCATGTGGCTAAGCGTGAAGCGGGCGGCGGCATGAATGATGCCATCAGCGCCGCCACCCCTGCTCGCGCCGCCGTAGCCCGTGACGCGGACGATCTTGGCGGAAACTATCGTGACGAAAACATTAGCCGCCCCGGTCGCCCTGGTGCCGCTTACGAACCGCCCCCGCCGGCACCGCGCCCGGTTGCGCGACCTGTTGCACGATCCGCCCCTGGTATGCTCCCGCGTTCGGCGCAAGACATTCACGAAGAACTTGCGCGATCTGCCCCCGGTATGCTTCCGCGTTCGGCGCAGGACATTGATGAAGATGTTGCGCCAACCGCCGGCTTGCGTCCAGAAATGGGCGGTCCCGCTCGCGCTATGGCCGACCAAGGCCCGGCGGGTCGCGTTCTTACTATGGACCATTACGTCCCGTCTGACAGCAACCGTGCGCGAGCGCGCCTTGGTTTGTCGCCATATGACGCCGTAATTGGCGGTGGCCGCAAGCGCGGTGGCCATGTCGCGCACAAAGACGAGCGTGAAGATCGGGCTATGGTTAAGCGCATGGTGAAGCCTGAAGCTTTGACTGGCCGCAAGCACGGCGGTCATTTGACTGCTGCTCAGCGTCACAAGTTGCCGGCGAAAGATTTTGCGCTTCCGGGCGAACGCTATCCCATCGAAGACAAAAATCATGCTAGAAACGCGCTTGCCCGCGTAAGTCAGCATAAGTCTTCCGAGGAAAAAGCGCGTGTTCGCGCTGCCGTGCATCGGAAGTATCCCGAGATCGGAAAGAAGTAACCCATGAGCCTTCCGTTCGTCCAAACCATCACCGCCGCCGCTCCCGCTGGGGCGCAAGCGCCGTATGCGTTCGATTGGATGCAGTCGCCTCCAACCGCTACGTGGAAGGTGGACGGACTTGGCTCGACCACGGGCACTTGGAGCGTGGAATACACGCTTGATGATGTTAACTCGGTGGCCAGCCCCACTTGGACTCAAGTGGTGCCGGCCAACCAAACCATTAACGGCATCGGTGTCATTAACTTTCCGGTGCGCTTTCTCCGCGTTAACTTTTCGGTTGGCCCTGTAGGTGGCAACTGCACTTTCACAGTCTTGCAGGGTCAATCTTCGCGGTAGGAGTTAGCGTTATTACTACCAGCGGCACCACATCGTTCAATCCTGCGCTCGGCCAAATTGCTGTTTATGCACTTGGCCGCGTAGGCGTTCGGCGCACGGCGGTTCTTCAGGAACACCTTGCCGACGCCTATATGGCTGCGAACATGGTGCTGCAAGACTGGTCCAACGATCAGCCTTTGCTGTGGGATATTGACCTTCAGTCGGTGACGTTGACGCAAGGCCAACAAACGGTAACTTGCCCGTCCGATACCGTCATTGTGACTGACGCCTATATTCAAACGAATGTCGGCTCGGGTCAGGTCAACAACAAGATCATCTTTGGCGTTGGCCGCAGCGAATGGGCAAGCTATCCAAACCCGCTTCAGCAAGCTCCGCCGACGACGTTTTGGTTTGACCGGACATTAACGCCCAGCATTAACCTATATCCGGTTCCTGACGGCAACGGCCCCTATACGCTGTTTTATTACCGCTTCAAGCAATCACAAGACGCCGTGCTTGCCAACCAAACGCAATTGGCCATTCCGCCGCGCTGGCTAATGGCATTCACGGACGCCTTGGCGCTTGAGTTGTCGTTAACTTATTCGCCCCAAGCGTCGCAAGCGTTGGCGCTAAAGCTAAACGGCAACGGCACCACCATTGAGGGTTCTTACACGCGCGCCCGGCGGGCAGAGCGCGAAAATGTGAACATCTATATGTCGCCGGGGCTTTCCTTCTACTACGAAAGGTAGGCCATGGCTTTTACCTATGTTCACGGTCGTCAGCGTATCAGTGCGCGCCGACCCATTGGCTTCCGTGTCTGTGATCGCTGCGGCACTCAGTATTCCCGCGATGAATTGTCGTGGCAATATCAGTGGGCCGGCGCGACTTTGCAGAATTTGCGTTTGTTGGTTTGCCCAACCTGCATGGATAAACCAAATCCGCAATTGCGCACTTATGTGCCGCCGCCCGATCCCTTGCCGTTCTTTAACCCACGGCCCGAACTTGATGCCGGCTGGCCTATGGAAACCGGGCCAATTTACGATACGCGCCATATACTTATTCGTGATACAAAGGGCGTAGTAATCTCCACCAGTGGCGGGACGGTTTAATGTCGGGCACAAACAACAGCGGCATTTGGAATCAGTATGGCCAGGGCACATTGCCCATGACCGGCAACGAAGTTATTTTGGCTTCGGTCAACGGCAACACTGGCGCAACGATGGCCAATTACACGACGGCGCAATTGGCTGAAGTGATCGGCGCTATCCTGAAGTCCAGCGCGTCTTATGCGAATGATGCGGCTGCCGCTGCGGGTGGTGTTAACGTTGGCCAGCTTTATCGCAACGGCTCTCTTATTCAGGTGAGGGTCACATGAACTGGACCACGCTTAACGCGATCCTGTTGAATTTGGCGGTCACGAATAATTTGGACGCCAATTTTCAGACCGAACTGCCCGACATCATCAATTACGCTGAAAACCGCATTTACCGGGATTTAGATTTCCTTGAAACGCGGATTTCGCAGGCAGGGCCAGCTTTGGTGCCGGGCAGCCGAAACGTGTCCATGTCGGCGTTAACTTATCCAATTATCGTGCTTGAGCGCATGAACATTATCACGCCGGTTGGTGGCACCACGTCTTCGGGCACTCGCAACCCGCTGACGCGCCAAGCTATGGCTTACATGGAT